GCCGCGCGCGACGCGATGCGCAAGCGCAACGCGACCGACGTTCCCAGTGTGTACGATCCCAGCGTATACTCCGCCGGGGACACCGCCCGCCGCCGCACCGCCGCCGACACCAAGACCGGTCAGAAGTGGAGCGCCGAGCGATTCGTAACCAGTATGCCGATGCTCATGGGGGCCTGAGATGAACGAACGCGATGCCATCAAACATCTGATCGCCCAGCACGAGCGGCTCAAGAGCGACAAGCAGATGCGCAACGCCTACACCGAGCGGGTGCTGGAGTACACCACGCCGCACAAGGCGGCTGTCGTGAGCGAGTTTACGATGGCGTCGCGGCCCCATCGCGAGAAGTTCGATTCGTCCGGGATGCTCAACGCCGCCCGATGCGCCGCCGGGATGTACACCCACCACTGCCCGCCCGGCCGGTGGTTCTGGCTGGCGCCTCAGCCCGGCTCGGAGGCGGCCGAGGACCGGACCTACGCCCAGAGCCTGGCCGATCAGACAGAGAAACTCCATCGGTCGTTCGAACTGACGAATTTCGAGACGGAGATCCATTCGACGTTCGAAGACCTCATGGGCGGCACGGCGTGCCTGGCGGTGAAGAAGAAAGACACTCAGCCGTTCACGCTTTCGACGCGACCGATTCGCGAATACGCCTTCGCCTGCGACGACGAGGGGCTGCCCACCACGACGTTCATCGAGCGGCAGATGACGCCGTACGAGGCGGGCAAGCTGTTCGGTCTGGACAAACTACCCGAGGCGGCGAAGAAGGCGCTTAAGACCATGCAGGACGCCGCCTACACCGAGCGGAGCGGGTATCTCCACGTTATCCGACCCAACGAGGATTGGGACCCCGCGTCCATCCGGGGGCGACAACCCTATGAATCGATCTGGATCGATCTGACCAAACAGAAGCAGATCTCCCGCCAGGGCGTGCGCCGGCAGCGGTACATCGTCAGCCGGTTCTGGCGGGCGACGGGTCTGGATTGGGGGATGGGGCCCAGTGACATGGCGTACCCGACCATCCGGTGTCTCGATAAGATATCGGAGATCGCGCTGAAGTATGCCGCCAAGGCGATGGACCCGCCCAGCGTCTGGCCGGACGATGGGGCGTTTCACCCGATGAGCACCGCGCCGGGTGCGATGATCATCGGCCGCATGGGCGCTACCGATCGCGGGACGCCTCAGTATATGCAATTGCAGGGCGACCACCGGATCGGGCAGTTCCTCTTCGAGTATTACAGCAATATCCTTGCGCAGTGCTACTTCGCGCAGATCTTCCAGACGCTCCAGGAGAACCGCCAGAAAACCGCCTACGAAGTCGCCACGGTGCTGCAGAAGGAATACGACCTGGCGATCCCGGTGTTTGCCAGGCTCAGGCGAGAGCTGTTCGCGCCGCTGATCCGCGTGTGCCTGGAATTGCTCACCGAATATCAGCTCGGCATCTACGGCTGGCGATATGGCGGGCAGACCCTGCCGGACTACGAGTACTCCCTGGAGATGATCAGCCCCTTGGCGCTGGCGATCAAATACCACGAGCTTCAGAAGCTGCCGAACCTGATCGCCCTGATGAGCCCCTTGGCCCAGATGGACCCGACGGTGTGGGATCAGTACGACCTCGATGAGATATCCCGTGCGATCGGAGAGAACATGGGCGTGCCTCGCCGCTGGCAGCGATCGCCGTATGGGCTGCGGCAACTGCGGGCCGCCCGCGCCGATGCGATGGCGCAGCAACAGGCCCTCGCCCAGATGCAGCAGGGGGCCGAGATCGCCCGCGACCTCAATCAGCCGGCCGAACCGAACAGCTTGTTGGCGCAGGTGGCATGACCAACCAGGAAGTTGTCCAGAACCTTCAAGTCGCCTTTGGCGGAGAGCCCGGCAAGGTGCTCAGGGAGTATCTGTGCCGCCAGAGCGGCTATCCCGCCCCGTTGGGCCTGCACGAAACCAGCAGCGAGATCACCGCCTGGAACATGAGCCGATGGCATCTGGTGCACGACCTGTTGCGACTGGTCGATGCGCCGCTGCCCGAACCCGTACGAGGCCACGAGCCGCACGACGATTTTCTCAATCCGGAGACCGACCATGAATGAACCGACCATCCCCAACGCGCCCGCCGAACCGATCGTAGAGGAAACCCCCGAGGAAACGGAGGAAGAGGAGGCCCGCAAGCAAAAGGGCGGCCGCCCCTCCAATCAGGCCCTCGCCGCCGAGAACAAGCTGCTGGCCGCCGAGAACGACAGGCTGCGCCACGCCCTGGAACCCTTTGCACGCATCCCCGACGATCCGGCCAAGCCCGACGAGGCGGTGCTGTACGTGCTCAACAAGGGCGGCGCCAGTCAATCGATCCTCGCCCGCGACCTGCGCACCGCCAGCAAGCTGCGCCGCAACAACTGAAACCCTGATCCGAGGCACCCATGGACCCAACACCAACACCAACACCACCGGAAACGCCACCGACACCAACACCAACACCCGACGCTCCCGTCTCGCTGGTCAATCCAGACGGCACGTACGCCGAGAACTGGCTCGACCGCCTGGAGCTCGACGACGAGGTCAAGGCCGACCAGCAGCTCCGCACGCACAAGGGCCTGGCCGACACCGCCAGGAACCTCCACGAGCTGATGAAGCTGCGAGGCCACCACGTCGTCCCGATTCCCCCCGAGGGATCGCAGGACCCCAAGCTCTGGGACGAGGTGTACAACCGACTCGGCCGGCCCCAGAGTCCCGACCAATACACGCCGCCCAACGTCGAGGGTATGCCGGAAACCGCCCGGATGCCCGACGAGATGCTCAAGGCCGTGCAGACGGTGATGCACCAGGCGGGGGTGAGCGATCGGCAGTGGCAGACCATATCCGCCGGCTGGAACAAGATCGTCGCCGACGCCGTCCAATCGCAACAGGCCCAGTCCGCCGAGGCCCTCGCCCCCCTGCGTACCGAATGGGGACCGGCGTTCGACGGCAACGTGGCGCTCGTAGAGAAGTTCCTTCGGAGCAACGTGCCGCCCGAGCGGTTCGACGCGGCGATGGCGGCCGCGAGGCACCCCGACGTCCTGAAGCTGCTGCACCAGAGCGCCGCAGGCGCCGTCGACGGCGAGCCGAACCTCGACAACGCCCCGGCCGCCGTCCTCTCGGCGGTGGAAACGGAGCTTCGCCAACTGACCGCCGGGGACGCCAATAGCCCCTACTTCAACAACTACCACCCCGAGCACGCGGCAGTCATCCAGCGTGTGGCGGAATTGCGGGCGATCCTCGCCAGGGCCAAACCCAAAAAACCTTCCATCGGATAGTTTTTTTTACTTGCCGGCTCCGGAGAGTTCCTGTACTCTCCGGAGCGTACTTTGACAATCCTATTTGTTCCGGGGGACCTGGCCGATCCGGAGCGGTCGGCAGCAAGGTCCGGTGCCAGCCCAAAGGGGGCCGCACACGGCAGCGTCATTGCCCAGTGGATGGGTCCGGCTGTAGGCCGGGGGACCCAGCGACTTTCATGCCACATCTATTGAAAGGGCTGGGCCATGACCCCAGAACAACATTTCCAGGATGCATTTCGAGCCGATTTCGACCTGATCTGGCAGCTGCAGAAGAGCCGCCTCTTCCAGGCGGTTCGCGTCGAGCGGCAGGACGTCGAGAACGAATTCTACAATTACATCGGCGCCCTGGACGACGACGACGACGTCCAGACCACCCGCCACGGTGATACGACCTGGTCGGAGATCGCCCACATGCGGCGCAGGGTGACCCTGTTCGCCAAGGACAAGGCGCTGGCGCTGGACAAGCACGACAAGAAGATGATGGGGCCCTACGACCCCAGCAACGCCTACGTCCAGGCGCTCACCGCGTACTTCGGCCGGTACATCGATCGGCAGATCCTCCGCGCCGCCGGCGGACCGGCGTACACCGGGCGAGACGGCTCGACGGTGGTCAACAACTACGACGTGGGCGAGTGCCGCCTGATGGAGGGAGACGGAACGTGGGTGACCGCGGGCAGCGGGTTCTCGGGCAGCACCGACACCGTCCTGACGCCCGAGAAACTGAACGCCATCGGCGGGATGATGACGGACAACAACGTGCCCGACGACGGCCAGCGGTACATGGTGGTCAACGACAATCAGATCGCCGGCATGATGACGGACAACACCTGGGACGGCGAGGAGATCAAGGCCATCCGCGACATCCGCACCCGCAATATCGGGATGCTGCTTGGGTTCAACTTTATCGTTCTGCCCAGCAAGCAGTTCACCGTCAACGCCACGGACCCGACCTGTATCGAGTGCTACGCATGGCACCGCGACGCGATGCTGCTGGCGACCGGGTCGGGCTCGTGGGCGCCGGAGATCAAGATCACCGAGCGCAACGACAAGAAGCACACCAAGCAGATCTTCTGCCAGCTCTTCAGCGGCGCGACCCGCCTGCAGGGTCCAGGCGTCGTGCAGGTGCTGCTCAAGAAGGTCGCCTGAAACCCTGAAACCATGAAAGGATAGATCATGGCAGCAAGTACGCAATACGGCGCCAACTACGCGGCGGCTCGCGATGCCGGGCCCGCCACGCTGCTGCGCCACGCACAGTGGGGCGGCAAGGTCCGCAATCAGCGGGACGTCGCCACGCTCAGCAGCAACAGCGACATCGGCAGCCTCATCTATGTGGGCAAGCTGCGCAAGGGGACTCTGCCCCTGCGGGTGGTCATCAAGGGGGCAACGTCCAAGGCCGTGACCGGGACCATCGGATGGGCCGGCTCGTCGGCCGCCCTGGGGACGTTTACAACGCTCGCGACGGGGCTGCCCCAAATCCTCTTCCCGACCAGTCCGAACACGGTACTGACCGAGGACAAGGACATCTACATCACCACGACAGGGGCGAACGCCGACGCCGACGATGTCATCGTCACCGATATCGAATACGCGACGGCCGACTGAGACCGTCGCAAGAGAACCACGGGGGGCGGAGTGAGTTTTGAGGTTTGAGGTTTGAGTTTTCAGTCACGGTCAACTCGACACTCAAAACTCAAAACTCACTCGCCCCCCCTTTGGAGACCCGCCATGAAACGCGCTCTGACCACCTGTATGCTTATCGCCCTGTTGGCCTGCCTGCCGGTGCAGGGCGCGGTTGAAGACTTCACCGAATGGACTGCCGTAGACCCGTTGGAGGTCTACACCATCGACGAAACCAGCGTCACCGCCACGAACCTCGACCGTAAGACGCAGACGTATGTCTACAAG